TCCCAAGTATTCCGATAACAACTAATAGCGCTACACTTTGGGCATGCCCTATTGTTGTCCATCTGCCAATTACCTATTGACTGGACTAATTTCCACATAATCGAATGTTTCATAATTTTCCTAATTTTGTAGGGTGGCAGTTTTGAGCGGGTCTGCCAACCGCTAGTTGATTACGCTAGGTAATCAAGTAAGATTCGAGCAATTTCAATTCGTTGCTCTGGTCTTACGAATATAGTTATGTCTAATCTATCTATTGAAATAGAGATAGACTCAGTTGTGTCTGGGTCTTGTTCGCCCCATACACGCCTAACGCTAACATCTAGAGTTTGGTCATGCTCTAGGTGAGCCATAATCGTATTTGCCATAATTTTCACCTTCTCTCTCTCTCTCTCCCAGTAGGCAACTGCCCACAACTGCCCTTGCAGTTGTTTTGTTTGCCCAATAAGACAAAACTAGCCTATTACGCTATTTGATTACCCATTGTTATCAAGCCGTTATAATCGAACATCTGTTCGCATAAAGGGGGGTAGGGTTAGCGAACATCTGTTCGGAAAACGCGGGCAGGCCACACTTACAACTGACGCCCTTTTTTGGCAGGCAGTAGCCTAAACACGGAATTGGTCACTTAAGTTTTGACGCATGAGCCGTATGCAAAATTTCAATAAATATTTTATTCCTGGTTTTAACTGTTATACTGATGGAATGGAACCAGGTAAGCAGTTTGCTAAGATAGTTAATTTCCTAAAGTTCAAGGACAACAAGATAGCTGAGACTACTCCGTTTGGCCCTATGAGCAAATACCAGGAGAAACCAGAGAACAGAATTAAGCATGTCTCTGTGCGTGAGGGCCGCAATGAGCGATGAGCATGTGCACGTCATAACAGACTGTAGAGCATGCGGGCTCAATCGTATGGCTGAAGGCAAGCCGCGCGAGTCCCACTCAGTCATTCCAGTTGAAAAGGGAATTCGCGAAGTTCCGGCAACATATACCTTCTTAGCTGAAAGTTCACATGAGCTAAATAACCACAAGCAGGATATGATACATAGAGTATTTAAGCAGAAGAAAGGAAAGCCTTTCTTCAACCCTATGAAATCCAGAATTGTGAACTTTACTCATGGCAAGGACCACAATGAAACCTAGAGGCCTATTTGAAGAGTTCCAACACGGCCGTGCGCCCGAACTCCACCAAGTGCTAGGTGTATTCACCCAAAATAATGCCGTTTTAGGGCTCAATGTAATGAGTGCACGTAGAATAAATGATGGTATGTTTACTGGCCCCAAAGGTGCATATCAACGGTATACTACTTCAGTAAATGCAACTAATGTTGCCCAAACACCTTATGGGAGCGCATCATAATGGAACCTAAGAAACGCCAATTTTTCTTCGATAAGAATTCGAGTGACCCTAACCAGGTCGAGAACGATGAGTCAAAGAAGGCCGACTATGACAAGGCTATGAGTGGGAAAAAGCTCCCTAATTGCGACACCTGTGGGGGCGTTCTGCACAATGGCTTCTATGGCAGCCACACCACCTGTGACGATTGTGTAAGCGAAGCTGGTCCAGAGCACAGATAATGAACCCAAAAGACAAACAGCTTAAAGAGCCTGACTATGATGAGGTCATGGCTGCGGACCCTCGTTATGAAGCTCCAGAGGATGCCGAAGCACGTGTGAACGACATGTGGAAAATGGAGCAGGAAAAGAAAAAGAAAAAGAAGAAGAAAAATGGCTGAAAAGAAAAAAGCTACCGGCAAGAAGACTAGGACCCTAGCTGGCAAGACTTCTGATGGTAAGAAGGTTTATGGACCTTTCAAGGGTTCTAAAAAGAACGGTGGACGTCCTATGATGTCTGTCGTAAATAAAGACGGTTCTCGTACATCTATCTCGGCTGCGCGCTATAAGTATGAAAAGACTCACGGCAAGCTTCCTAAAGATGTAGATGTTGACCACAAAAACAATAATCATTCAGATGACAAGTCTGGAAATCTACGTCCACTGAAGCATGGTAAGAACACTGCTAAAGAAAACAAGCGCCGTGCCGGTAAGAAAGAGAATGAGAAATAATGAATCCAGATACCCCACAATTTACTAAAATAAGTAAAGAAGATATGGCTGCACAGCTAAGAGCTGAGTCTGCTGATTACATTGCTTCACAGAAGCCAGAGCGTAACCTTGGCTTTATGTACAGCGGTGTTAACCGACTTGTGCGCGGCTCTCAGAACATTAACCCAGAACCTGTTACTAAGGGTACCGCCTTCGTTTACACCGGTGTCAAAGACCCTTACAAGATTAGATAGTAAAAATAATTTGGGTTAAATAAGAAATCTAAAACAACTACGGGCATACTTAATAATGATGCTAAGCGCAAGCATTTTTTATCCAAACTCTAGAGAAAGTACATATCCATGGCAAACAACCTAGGTGACCTACAGGACAGCGGTACACTCGTACAAAATACCACTGCTACTGTTAACGGTGCCATTACTACAGCGAGCACAAGCGTAGTAATTGCCGCAGCAAACCCTTATCTTTTCGTCGGTCAGACCGTAACTGGCTTTGGTATTCCAAATGCTAACGGTATTACCGGAGCTACTAAAATTACAACAATTAGTGCTGACGGAAAAACCCTCACACTAAGCACCCCTGTTATTCTTGCAGACAAGACCGTTCTTACATTTTCATCTATTTACGCACCTGTCTGCACAACCACTGTAAATGGCGCTATTTCAAGCGCTACTCAGTCAGTAACTATCGTGGCTAACGCCGCGATTGCTGCTGGTCAGATTGTTTCTGGTGTAGGTATTAACGCAGCTACTGCTACAGTGCCAAACACTGTAAACAACATTGGTACAACTACTAGCCTAGTTCTCAACGCATCTACCTCTGCAGCAGTTGCAGACAAGGCTGTTCTAGTATTCTGGGCACCAGCTAACCAGAATGTTTCTGTAGACTTTGTATGGAAGAACATTCCACTACAGGCAAACGATGACCGTGCTACTGTCTCTGCTGCTAACTTTGCAGCCACTGGTACTAGAGCCGTAGCAGACCTTAAAATTACAGACGCTACTAGTGATGGAGTTGTAAGCACATTTACAACTAACAATGACCACGGTCTAGTTGTAGGTTCTGTTATAAATACTGGTAGCTACGCTCTTGGTGGCACAGTTGCTAACCCAACAGCAGGTACAACAGTAGGTGCAACAACTGCCACACCTAACACTGGTGCTAGCTCAGTTACTGCTAACACAGATAACAACACTATTACTATCAATTTTGGTACTAACCACGGTATTCTTCCAGGTCAAACCGTAACCATTACAGGTACAATTGCTACTTCTGCAACTAACTACACTACGCTTTATCAGGGTACTTACATTGCTCAGTCAGGTACTGCCACTACTGCACTTGTATTAAACGGTGGTGCTCCAATTACTGCTGCAAGAGCTGCTGGTGTCCTAAGCACAACTGGAACATCCGTTGCAATGCCTAACATTACAACTGCTGGTACAGTTACTGTTTACAACTATGATTTAAACCAAGCGGTAGTTGCTAGCGTTCCTACTACAAAAACCTTTACAGTCGTAAATCCTTTTGGTTACGCTAACTCTACTGCAGTTACTTTCAGCAGCAAGAGTGCTACCATTGAGATTCTAGGTGACTCAAGTTGGAACTACAATAATGGAGCAGTTCTATCTGGTAACGTGTCTACTACTAAGAAGCAAAGCGACCGTTTGACTTTTACTAAGACTACAGACACCCAAAGCCCAACAGTAGATAGATTCACTATCTCTAACACTATTAATGGAAACGCTTATGAAACTCCTATCTATGATGGTCTAATTGTTGACGCTGGTTTCTATGGGTACCCTAACTTTAATACTGGTAAGTATTTGGCTTCTAGCGTTACTGTTGGTGGTAAGACTGGTAACTCATACATCCTAGTTACTTGCCCAAACAACTTCTCGGACCTTCCAGGAACTACAAAGGTGACTGTGACTGGACTTAGTAATTCCTCACTAACCACAGCTCTAACTGGTGCGACCGTTACCGCTTCTACTCCTGACTACTTTATTGTTGCAGGTACTGATGCACTTCTAGGAACTACGGTTTCTGCTACTGCACTTGTACAGGTTGTAAACTGGGGTGTTGCTAACTACACTGTCACTGCTGCTGCTGTTGATGCTACTACAAACACAAAGTACATCTACACTGCTCAGAACAATCTACAGCCTGGTGATTCTGTAAACATTACAGGTTTATCAGACAGCCGCTTTAATACCTCATCTGCTCAGTCTGTAGCTTCTGCAACTGCAACTAGCTTTACATTGACTAGTCAGACTGCTTTAACTGGTGTAGCTCCTATCACTGGTCAGACTGGTAAGGTAGAGTACGCAAATGCTCTTTCTAACGTTGACGGTGCTTACTCATCAGGTGCTCCAGGCTACTTAGTTCCTAACGTACTCGGTAAGTATGACGCAGCTGCTACTGATGCGCTAAAGGACCGCGGTTTCGTACCAACTGCTGGTTCTACTACATCATCTAGCTCTAACGCAGTTAACGCTAGCGCAGTTGCTCGTACAGCCGGAACTACCCTTGCTGTTTTGACAAACAGCGCAGGAACTGACTTCACCAACATTGTTGTAGGTGACGTTTTGACTGTGTCTAGCTCGTCTCTTGCAGGTCTTGTAAACAATGTTGACTACCCAGTTGTAGCTAAGATTGACGCCAAGAACATCGTTGTCAACTCTGGAGCATCCACTGTTCTATCATCAGGTACACTGACCGTAACCCCACGTATTGGAACAGTTCACACTCAGCAATACGCTGCTGGTACTAGACAGACAAGCACTGCAATTACTACAGGCCTCTGGGCTTCTTAATAACTAAATAGAAAAGCCCCGGTCTTTTGGCCGGGGCTTTTCTTTAGATAAGATTAATTTATTAAAAAAGGATAAAATCAAAGCATGGCTGAAAATATAGAAGGCGGGTTTACTCGCAATATAGCAGGTGCTAATAAGTACTCAGGTAAAGCCCTGGGAGATATTAGTTCCATGTTTTTTTATCAGAACTTGTTGCAAGGACGAGGTAAAAGAAATTCCAGAAACCGCTCTGGAATGGGAATGACAGCGGAAGACTGGGAAAACCTTAATAGGTATCAAGATTTTCAACATGGTAGAGGTCAAGACGCTGCTAATCAAGATTTAGCTAGAGCTCAACTTCATTTAGAGCACACTATTGGAATGACTCCAAGAGGTCAAAGACTGGAAACATCTGGGTATGACAGGTCAAAAGGCGCTTATACTGTTAAATACGGTGTAAAAGCTGCTCAAGCTGCGTCTAGACAAATGAACCCCACACCTATAAAGCCGGTAAAACCTGCTACACCTAGGCCTGGACCTGGCCCTAAGCCTGGACCTGGCCCTAAGCCTGGACCTGGCCCTAAGCCACACGTACCGATTGATGAGGACTTAACTCCGACTCCCGGCCCTGCCCCTACTCCACCCCGTCCTAGGCCTAATCGACCTAAGCCATCTAGACCACGACCTGCTAGACCTAAGCCTGAGTCTCCACAGGAAAGAGTAGTTAGCCCAGATATGACACTTCGTTGGCCAGAAAGTAGTCCCGGGTACAGAGAGACTATGGAATCATGGCGACCTCAATCAACATCCCTAGGAATTTCTAGAGCTTAGTTTAGGTAAATAAATGCCAAATATTAAGGTCGATATACGTCGTAAAAGCCATTTAAGGGCTCTTAAAGGCGCTACTACGTCTACTGATGTATATGAACGACAAGGGCTTGCTATGGGCCGTTCTAGGGCGTTTTGGGACGCTTTAACGCGCGCTCATGCACCCGTAGTTCCTGGAATACCTACTCATATGAAAGAGTGGGGAAGATGGGAAAGTTAAAAAGAAAATCTGAATTTAAACAGCCTTTATTTAAGCCGGTTCAAATAAATGACAGTAGATTCGGATTACGTAAATTTTTTTTAAATCAAAGTGAAAGACCTAGCACATTTTCATATCCAGACCCAAATAAGAATTGGTGGGGAACAAGGTAATGAGGATAACTAATAAACAAGCTTATCAAGGACATCCTACTCCTTCCCATGCCTATTATCCCCCGGAAGACCCATTAGAACCGGAGATTACAAAAGAGCCGGAAATGGTGTATGATGAAGAGTACACAGAAGAACGCGTATTTAAATGCAAAAATTGTGACGATATAGTATTTGAATCAGAAATATACGAACACGACTGCGAGGAATAATGCCTGATTACGGTGATAATGACCCCTGGGCAAATCATACGCCTAAAAATTCTTATACTCCAAATCCTGACAAAGAGTCAAAAGAATACAAACAAACTAAGTATTGGCTAGATACTCTGCTAGAAGACAGTAATGAAGAGCTTGATAATTTTGAAACTGATGGCCCATCAAGTCCAATGATGCCCACTACGTCTACAAACCCAAGTAGACCAAGAACTATAAAAGCCGGTTATGATTTTAGTACTAAAACTCTTACTGTTGTATTTAGAGACGGTACATGGTGGGAGTATCGCGAAGTTCCGGACTTCATGTGGTATGATTTTATGCAAGCTGAGTCTAAGGGCAAATATCTTAAAGAGTCCGGTTTAGATACCTGGCCTAATGCAGGTCTTGCAGATGTATCTAAAATGCCTAAAAGCAAAAGAGTTTTAATGAGCGACTTAACTGAATTTCTTAAATATATGTATTCACCTAAACGGAATGATAAAGAGGAGTAAATGTGAAATCAGTCGGTTCACTATACGTTGATACTATAAAACTAAAACACCCTATTACCCCAGTATTTGAATGGGGCTGGAGCCAGGAAACAGAGCACCCTTACCGCGAAAGCAAAGTATGTCTTGTATTTTGGGTGCCTTTTGTCAAACGAGGCTACGCTATTGGTGTTTGGGGTAACCCTATTGATGAAGACGAGGCTTTGGGTAAAGTGCTTCGCGCCACTAACACAGACCCAAAGGAAATTAAAAAATGGTAAAACTTCCTAGAAAAAAGAATTGGAATAAGCCATTTTCTGAAAAAATTGCTAAAAGAGTTGCTCGTATTTCAAGCTATGATTTAACTACCTGGGCAGACCAAACCATCTATGAGATGAGTAGATTGCTTGGTATTTATGAACGAACTCGCACTAAACAGTCTGCCGATGAGCTAGTTATGGGTGCAGAAGCCTTGCATGCTGTAGCTGAAGAATTGCGAAAAAGAACTATTGAGAATTAGATACTTATATATTTTTATGCTATCATTAAATAGCCAACTCTCTCTTCTCTCCCGTGTGGCAGTAAATAACCTTGAGTCAGGTTGGCTCAAGGTTATTTACTTTAAGGCGTAATATGAGTAATTTAGATGATTTTGAAGAACTGGATGACCTGTCCGATGAGGAATTAGAGGCGCTAGAAGAAAAGCCATATGATGATGGTCTCGATGAGTTTTCGCGTGAATTTGTAAACGAACTCATAGAAAAAATTATGGTTTTTATGAAAGTCCTTGTTGGACATGACCTTCGTTCTTACCAAAAACCTCTAGCTCGCAGAATTATAGAATCTGTACTTGTCAATGAGGGTGAAGAAATTACTGCACTTGCTTCTCGTCAGTCGGGCAAGTCGGAAACTGTTGCGGATACTGTAGCGGCACTGATGGTTATTCTTCCTCGTTTGGCCAAAATGTATCCTGACTTATTAGGCAGATTTAAAGATGGATTTAGAGTAGGACTGTTTGCTCCGGTAGAAAGTCAGGCGGAAACTCTTTTCAGTCGTGTTATATCCAGATTAACTAGTGAGCAAGCCCTATCTGTGTTGGGCGACCCTGAAATCGATGATGAAGCTAAGAAAGTATCTGGTGTAACTAAACAGGTTAAACTTACAAGCTCAAACTCTTCGGTTATGATGATGACCGCAAACCCTAGAGCAAAGATTGAGTCTAAGACCTTTGACCTTATTGTCATTGATGAGTGCCAGGAAGCAGATGATTTCACAGTAGCTAAGTCAATTGGTCCTATGCTTGCATCTACAAATGGTACTATGGTAAAAACTGGTACTCCTACCACGCATAAAAATAATTTTTATCGCGCCATCCAACTCAACAAAAGGCGCGCTACCGGACGCGGCGGAAAGCAAAATCACTTCCAATGGGATTGGCGTGACGTATCTAAGGTAAGCGAAGAGTACGGCAAGTTCATCCGTAAAGAGATGCTTCGTATTGGCGAGGACTCAGATGAGTTCCAGATGTCGTATAACTGCAAGTGGCTTTTAGAACGCGGTATGTTTGTGTCATCTACCGTAATGGATGAACTTGGCGATACTTCACAAAAAGTTGTAGACGCTTGGCATAGAACACCTGTAGTTGTAGGCATTGACCCAGCTCGTAAAATGGACTCTACGGTGGTTACTGTAGTATGGGTGGACTGGGATAGGCCGGATGAATTTGGTTATTTTGACCACAGAGTCCTTAACTGGATGGAGATTCAAGGAGATGACTGGGAAGACCAGTATTTCCAAATACAGGACTTTTTGGAAAATTATAATGTTCTTTATGTCGGCGTAGATGCCAATGGTGTCGGTGATGCCGTAGCTCAACGCCTAAAATTATTACTTCCTAGAGCGGAAATTATATCCCTAAGCAGTAGTCAATCTGAACAATCTAAGCGTTGGAAACACTTAAAAACTCTTATTGAACGACGTCTTATCGGGTGGCCTGCTCATGCCAAAACTAGGCAGCTTCGTAGATGGAAACGATTTTATCAGCAGATGACAGACTTGGAGATTAAGTTCCAAGGCCCTAACTTTTTAGCTCATGCACCTGAAGAAGCTCACGCTCATGATGATTTTGCTGATAGTTTAGCAATTGCTTGCTCCCTAACCATGGATTTAACTATGCCTACAATTGAGGTATCCAGCTCCCCTTTTTATAGATAATTTTAGTTTATCCTGCGAAAATATTGAAATAATAGAACACTAGTATATGAGGCCCTCAATCCTTTAGGAGATATTAATGTCTATCGCACCAGACCCAAAATTCCCAGAGCGCGCTAACTTAACTTACGACCGTAAGATGGCAGCAGCTGCTCCAGGACAACGCGGACCACTTCGTTTTGAAGAAGGCGTCGCAACTGACACGGATGTTCCAGACGAGTTTATTCTCGGAGCTCAGCAGGGTTATACCCCAGCTGCAGGTCGTCCAAACCGTAATGCACCTGTTCACACCAAGACTGCAGAAGAAACTGTGAGAGAACGCGCTCACGTTGGCTCAGCTGCTTGGATTGAATCACAAGACTTCCTAGGTGAATTCTCAGGCGCAGCTTTTGCAGACCACGGTTCAAACGTAATTGAAATCGTGGCTAGAAGCGGTTCTCATCAGCAACGTCCTAACCCTACTCAGGTACAGGACTAGTAATCTAGCGTCTAACTCCGCCTGTTAAATAGCAGGCGGGGTTAGGCTTCTTACAAGGCGGTGATGTATGCCATTAATTAGAGGCCAAGAGGCCAAAGAAACCCCCACGCAATATCCCGCTAACCCTAAACTGTGGAACATGGTTACCACGCAGGCAAAAACTAGATTTGCAAAATATCCATCTCCAGCAGCGGCTCACTGGGTTCACGCTAAGTATGTGCAATTAGGTGGTAAGTTTGTTGATAGCAAAAAGCAAATAGACCCTAGATTTAGGGATTATGCTAAAGAAAAAATGGACAAGCAAGAAGAGGATAGAAAAAAGGCTGTTACTAAACCTGTAGGAAAAGGCCTAATTATTGGAGAGCACTTTAGGAAATAAATGCTTTCTATACGCTACACTATAACTGTAAAACTAATTTAATCGGAAGCCTACTGTAGTATGTCGTCAATTGATTTTTCCCCTCCCTCATATAGAGCGGCATCATCTGACTTAACTATCTCCATTTCCCCGCTTGGTCTTGTAGAGCTTGCTGATGAAGAATTTGAGGTCCACGGTCCTCGTCTAAACCGTTACTCACTTAACTGGGCCATGTATCTTGGGCACCACACATCTTACCGCCGTCAGGCTGGAGAGCCGGCTGTAGTTCTTAATTACTATCGTGCAATCAGTGATTTTATTATTAACTTTACGTTTAGCAAGGGTGTTCAGTTCCGAAGTGTAAAAGCAACTGAGGCTATAATTCCTGACTTATTAGAGCGTGTTTGGGAAATTGATAATAATAAGGCAACTGTTCTTTGGGAAATCGGTCAGCAGGGAACCGTATCTGGTGACTGCTTTATCAAGGTAGCTTACGAAGAAGCTTACGAAGACCCTGCCGGTGGAATTCACCCAGGCCGTGTTCGCATCCTACCTCTCAACTCCTCATTCTGTTTCCCAGAGTTCCACCCTCACGACCGTGAGCGCTTAATTAGATTTAAGCTAAAGTATCGTTTCTGGGGTACCTCTCTAGAAGGAACTCGTCAGGTCTATACCTACACTGAGATTCTTACCGAAGACACCATTGAAGAGTACATTAACGATGAGATGATTGACTCTCGCCCGAACCCAATTGGTATGATTCCAGTTATCCATATCCCAAATGTTCGTGTGTCTGGTTCTCCTTGGGGTCTTTCTGACTGCAATGAAATTATCAGCATTAATAGAATTTATAATGAAACCGCTACCGATATTGCGGATATTGTAAACTATCACGCTGCTCCTGTAACAGTAATTATTGGTGCTAAAGCTAGCCAACTGGAAAAGGGTGCTAACAAGGTATGGGGTGGTTTGCCAAAGGATTCTCGTGTAGAAAACCTTGAAGGTGGTGGTCAGGGCCTAAAGGGTGCCATGGAATTTATGACTCGCCTAAAGCAGGCTATGCACGAAATGACCGGTGTTCCAGAAACCGCTTTAGGTCAAGCACAGCCTATTTCTAACACTTCTGGTGTGGCTCTTTCTATTCAGTTCCAGCCTTTGATGAACCGCTACCACCAGAAAATTGTTCAATATGCTCATGGGCTAGAGCGAGTAAATGAGTTAGTTTTAAGGACAATTGCATTAAAAGAACCGGAAGCATTTAGTCTTAATTTAGATACTGATGTAATGCCTAAGCCGGACCAATTAGTAGAACTTGACCCTAATGACCCTGAGACTTATAGAACATATGTCTACTTCCCGCCACCATTGCCATTAGACAAATTGATTGTTCTAAATGAAGTTCAGTCTCTTTTATCTCTTGGATTGCAGTCTAAGGAAGGCGCTTTACGCGACCTCGGTGAAGAGTTCCCTGAATCTAAGCTTCAGGAAATTCGTCAGGAACTTATTGATGATGCGGTTGCGGATGGTGCTTTGCGCCTAGTCCAAGCTGAAATTGAAAATGAAATTATGGCTATGACTGGCGGCACCGCTATGGGTGATACTGGTGCCGGAGGCGGTGCTGGTGCACCAACTCCTGCTTCTGGTGGCGCAGGGGCAGGCGCTATGCCTCCTCCACAACCGATGCAGCCTGTACTTGACCCACAAACATTAGATGTTCTATCTTTGGGCGAGTCAGACCTAAGAACTAAACTTGTTACAGCAGCTTACGGAACTAGACTTCCTCAGCGAAAAATTCCTCAAGATTATCAAAAATAATTGGGATTTACTGTGACAAAACACCGATATCAGGTGAAACTTGATATTGACAACATATTGAGTGGCTATACGTGCTAAGTGTCCTAGACACATTTGAAAAACGCCCCCGAGAAATTAAGGATATAAATGAGTACAGTAGATTCATCTGCTGCAGAGGCTTTTGAAGCTGAAGCAGGAGTAGTTCCAACAGTAGCAAATTCTGACGTTGATGCGGCAGTTGCTACACCGGCAACCGGGTCAGAGGAAACTTCGTCAAAGTTCTACACTGAAGACGATTTGAACAAAGCCCGTAAGCAGGAAAAAGACAAGCTTTATTCGACCATCGAAGACTTGAAGTCTGAGGTTCTAATTCTTAGACAAAGAGACGACGAAAAATTGGCAGAAGCTAAAGCTAAAAAAGAAGCTGAAGAGGCTCAACTAGCAGCAAAAGTTGCTAAAGAAACCGCAGAAGCTGAGTCTCAAATGGATATCCGTGAACTTCTTGAAAAGAAGGCCAAGGATTTAGAGGAGCAATTGGAGCGTGAGCGTCAAGAACGCGAACGTGCTTTTGCGCTACTGGAACGCGAAAAAAGTTTCGCTGAACTTACCAGCTACAAGCAGCAAATGCTTGAGGCTGAGCGGGAAAATATTATTCCCGAACTATTGGACCTTGTATCGGGGGATTCCCCAGAAGAGGTCAATGCGAGCATTGAAGGTTTGAAAGAACGTTCAGCTCGTATCCTTGAAAGTGCTCAGCAAGCAATGCAGAACACTCGAAGGGAAATGAAGGGAACGAGTATAACAACTCCTCCCACCGGGCCACTGGACATAAATTCGGAACAACGTACGCTTACGGCACAAGAAATTAATGCCATGTCGATGAAAGATTACGCTCAATATCGTCAACGCCTCTTGAGTGATAAAGCTCAGGGACGCGGACAGGGCTTGTTCGGTAACTAACCCATAAAACCAAAGTCAATTCTATCTTAGGAGACCATAAAAATGGCATCAGGTATTACGGGTACAGGCAACCTAGCCGCAGCCCCTACCTCATATTCGGGTACCAATACCCAGTTAACTCAAGCGATTCAGCAAATCTGGTCAAAGGAAATCCTTTTCCAGGCTATGCCAATCCTTCGCTTTGAGCAATTCGCAGTTAAGAAGACAGAACTAGGTGTTGCACCTGGTCTTCAGATTAACTTCCTGCGTTACAACAACCTCGGCTTTGCTTCGGCGCTTGTTGAAGGTGTACGTATGCAGACTAACGCTCTAACTGCACAGCAGTTCTCAATTACCGTTTCAGAGCACGGATACGCACTTGCAGTATCAGAGCTTTTGCTAAACGCATCATTTGATGACGTAATGGCATCTGCTTCTCGTCTGCTTGGACGTAACATGGCGCTTTACCTAGACAAGCTAAGCCGCGACACTTTGTACGGTGCAACATCTCAAATCTGGGGTGAAGACCGCACTAACATGACCGCTATCACTAATGGAACTGGTAACTTTAACCAGTACGGATACGGTACAAACGGAACCAGCAACGTCGATATGACAGGTAACTACCACTTGACTCCACGTACCGTTAAGGACGCAGTCGAGAACCTATCAACCAAGAACATCCCAAGGCTTGGAGAAACTTACGTTGCTTTCGTTCACCCTCACCAGTCACGTCGTCTACGCGACACTGCTGAGTTCATCGAAGTAACTAAGTATGCTGCTCCAGGTAACTTCATGCTAGGTGAAATCGGACGTCTATATGACACCGTATTCATCGAAACCACTCAGGTACGTAAGGTAACTAAGGGTGCAGGTACTGGTTGGTCTGTTGACACTGCAGTCTCTAACCCAACTCCAGCTGCTGGTGGTGGCTATGTAAGCCCTACCGAATGGACTGGTAACGGTAACGCTGACCGCTATGACGCTATCTTCATTGGAGACAACGCTTTTGGTCACGCAATTTCACTTCCAGTTGAACTCCGTGACGGTGGTATTCTAGACTTCGGTCGTGAACACGCACTAGCATGGTACTCAATCTTTGGTCTAGGTCTAATCACTGACCAGGCTGTGATTGTAGCTTCAACCAACTAATTTGTGTTAGGGGGGTCAGAAATGGCCCCCCTATACAATACCCAAAATCTAATATTAGGAGAACAGATACCGTGGCAACACAAAAGAAACCAAGCGACTTTACAGGTCGCCAGCACGATGCCCTCGCTAAACAGGCATTAGAAGACCAGCAAGCAAGAGCCTCCGAGATGGCCATGGCCACAGCGGAAGCTGCTATCAAGGCTGAAACAGAGATTATTGACGCTACTAAGCCGTCTACAGCTCAGCCTATCGTAGTTGATGCAACAGTTAAAAGTAAAGATAAAAATGCAACAGTAGTTATTCGCGTTTCGGATGACATTGAAGGCATGACTTTTGGTGCAGGAAATTATTACAGTTTCAAAGCTGGCCAAAAATACGAAGTGACCGAGGATGTAGCAAATCACCTCGAACTAAAGGGCTACGTATCCCAGCGATTCTAAATGCTACACATGCGAGGCAGCGGGTAAACATGCCCGCTGTTTCGTTTATCCAGACTTTTTACACGTTCTAAGTCATCATAGTAGTGACTTGTTTTTTAGGTAAGGCGTATTATGGCGACACTTTCTGACCTGATATCTAAGGTCCGACTAGAACTAAATGACACGCCGCGCCAATTTACTAAGACTTTTATTGGTGACGGTCTTACTAAGGACTTTAGTACTGGCTATAAGCCGTTAGACACCACCACTCTTGTAGTCACTGATGATGGTACTCCTTTAGCTAATCCTACTGGATATACTGTAGAAGCCGCTTATGGCACAATTCACACAACCTCTAACATTACTTTGGGCCATACTTTAAAGGTAACTGGTAATGTATTTAGATATTTTACAGATGACCAATTAAGTTACTTTGTAAATACCGCAATTCTGCAGCACACAAGCAACAGAACTGATAGTTTTAACCGCGCTATTACTATTGACACACTTCCTGAGATTGAAGTTTATCCGGTTGTTCTTCTTTCCACGGTAGAAGCACTTTGGGCTTTAGCCACCGATGCTGCTTTTGATATTAATATCCAGGGTCCTGATAACGTAATGATTCCTCGTTCTCAGCGATTTAGTCAGCTTAATTCCATTATTGAACAGCGTAAAGAACAGTACCGAACCTTATGTTCCGCTCTTAACATTGGTGTTTGGCGCATTGAGATGGGAACTCTACGCAGAGTGAGCCGCACAACTAATAAGCTTGTTCCTATTTATGTTCCCCAAGAAGTTGATGATGCTACTAGTCCAGAACGCGTTTACATGCAAAACGACCTTAATGGACGCACTGTTGTTTCAAGCACTGTTCCTATATACGATATGGTTATGATGCAGGGTGACGACTTCTCAGTTATTCTTGATTTCCCTGATACCATGGACTTTAGTACTATGACGTTTAAGGCCCAAATTAGAACTTATCCTGGCTCACCTACACTTTGGGCAACATTTACTATCGCTGTGTATGACGCTAATCTAAAGAAGCTAAAGTTAAGTTTGGCTGGAACTGCTACTGCTAACTTGCCTGTGCGCTCTTTCTGGGACATACAAGCAACCTCATCTGTTGACTCAACAGTAACTACCTATTTACGCGGTCAAGTATTTACCACTAGGCAGGTAACTCAGTAATGACCGATACTATTATCGTTACTCCATCGCCGGCAGTAGAGGTAACAGTTACACCGGCAGCTATCACAAACAATACCCCAAGTACAATTACAGTTGCTGCTACTACTTCCTCAAATACTCAAGTAGTTAGTCCTATCATAAATACTGGTACTAGTACTGGTCCAATTATAGGTATAGACCAAACTTTGCTTTCTCTTTCTAAATCTCAAGTAGGTTTGGGAAATGTCGATAATACATCAGATGTTAATAAGCCAATATCCACAGCTACTCAATCTGCGCTTGATTTAAAGCTAAATGTTAACACAGCTTCTTCTACGTACCTACCAAAAGCCGGCCCTACTTTTACTGGAACTATGAATGGCGCAGATTTAATTCTTTCTGGCAGCCTTACTGTTGGTACCTATAATATTCTTACTACTACTAACTGGTCTATTAGTGATTCAGTTATTTATCTTTCTAATAACCAATTTGCTACTGATGCTTTAGATATTGGTTTTTATGGTGCCTACGGAACTACTGGTGGAACTGAAGCTAACCATAAGCACACTGGGCTTATAAGAAATCACATCGATGGTGTTTGGAACTTATTTTATAATGGCACTGAGCCTGATGGTCAGACAGTAGATTTAACAAACGTTAGCTACTCTACCCTTAAACTTGGTGGACTAATTATTAATGGCGGTAGCACAAGCAATCTTTTATTAGGTGACGGCTCAACTGCTGCAGTAAACACTTTTGCTAGAACTAATGCCGCTAATGCCTTTACTGTTGGCGGGCATTCAATTGCTACTGAAGCAGTCGGTACTACTCCTTTAACCATTACGGGAATAGCATCACAAACTTCAAACATGATTGAAATTAAAGATGAGTTAACAACCATTTATGGGTCTATCTCTAAGTACGGAACAACACACCTAGGAACTAATGCCGCTACTATTACAGGGGCAAGGCTTCATGTAAATGCAGCCGGAACTCTCAAAGGAATTATTGTCCGAGGAAACGCTACGGGTAACTTACAAGAGTGGCAAAACTCATCCGGAACACCTCTTATGGCTGTCGATTCTTTGGGCGCGCTTACGTGGAGTGCGTCTATTGCTCCAAACGTCAAATGGGGTTCTACAACTATTTGGGAATCGCTTGGTAACACCGCGTCTATGCGTATCACCCCATATTTAGCAAATTATAATGCTTTAATTTTAAAAGGATATACAAGTCAACAAGCAGATATTAAACAATATCAAAACTCTTCCGGTACGGTTATTGGAGGAGTAAATGCTGCCGGTCAACTTTATACAGGGTCCACAGCCCCTGTGACAACTACAACAATAGCTTTATCCGCTGCATCAGCATCATCTACTACTGCTGCAACTTATACAAGTTCCGTGGTTAATACTTCAAACTTATTTGTTGTAGGTCAGCTTGTAGTTATTTCCGGATTTACTGCAGAAACATATTATAATGGTACCTTCCCGATTACTGCGATAGGTGGGTCTTCGGGTGCTTGGACGTTTACCGTTTCTAACTTAAACGCAAACTTTGTAGTTGGTTCTGCGACAGTTATTGGTACTGCGGCTTTGCCTGCACAATTATCTGTCACTCCAATATCCACAGGAACTCCTGGGCTAAGGGTCAAAGCCTTATCTAATCAGTATGCTTCTCCATTTGAAGTTGTGGATTCAGGTAACAATCTAAAATTTTACGTTAATCAGTTTGGAAACACTCTTGCTAATGGTGGGCTTCAAATAGCTGGTGGGCTTGGAAGTTCTCCGCTAAACGCCGCATTAGTAATGACCTCATTTGGTACAGCAAATAAGGGAATCATTGTAAAGGCTACGGCTAATACAGTAACTGACCTGATGCAGTTCATGGATTCTTCAAACAACGTTTTAACTGCTACAAGTCCAATTGGTCAAATTTTTACTGGTGGTACTTGGGCACAAGGAAACACCGCTGTCGCTATCGGAACGCAGACTCCTACAGGTACTACAAACATAACTATCACTACTGGAGCAACTCACTATATCTCAGTGGGTCAAAAAGTAACTATCGCTGGTGTTACTCCTTCCGGGTATAACGGAACTTGGACAGCTCAGGCAGGTACTACAGGCACCACGCTTATCGTGGACATTGGTTCTAACCCCGGAGCAATCACTGTAGCTGGAACAGTGACGCAGACCGCACAGTTATCTATCACATCCCCTAACCTAAACAATACTCCTGTAGTAATTAAGGCTGCTGCTAGCCAAGCGGCAAACGTGCTTGAAGTTCAAAACAGTTCTAGCGCTAACCTAATGAGAATTCAATATAACGGGTCTATCTCGACTGGAGCTAACCTTGCTGTAGGTAACAACGCAATTACAAGCACCAACCAGTTCCAAGTTACAACCACTGGTGCGTCTCAAATTGGCGAAGTAATTAGAGGCTCCGCTAATCAAATTCAAGATTTGACTCAATGGCAAAATAGCACACCGCAAGCTGTAGCTGGTGTTTCATCTATCGGTCAAGTTTATACCGGGTCTACTGGTGTAAAGATGAGCTTGTACACTAACACAATACCTACACAGACTCCAACCGGTACTACGCTAATAACTTTATCTACCGGTTCTACGCATGGTATTCAGGTCGGTCAATCTGTAACTATTGCTGGTGTCACCCCTTCGGGTTACAATGGTCTTTGGTTTGCTCAAACCGGTACTACTGGAAGCACCCTTGTAATTAACATCGGCTCAAACCCAGGAGCTATTACTGTTGCGGGTACTGTAACCGCTTCTGCTCAGCTGTCTGTAGTTGCCCCTAACCCATACACCGTTCCTTTAGTCATTCAAACTGCGGCATCTCAAACTGCTAATGCTATTGAGGTTTTAAACTCGTCTGGTACTGGTGGACTGTTCACAGTAGATAGCACAGGTAACGTCAGAGCCCCTGCGCTTATCAACACTACGACATTCAACAACTCACGACTTCAAATGCAAACTACAGGTGTCCTTATTGACACCCAAATTACTACTAACGTTCCTTTGGCTGTCCGCGGTGCTAGCGGTCACGCAGGTAACATGCAAGTTTGGCAAACATGGGATGGAACAACTGCTACTAACCAAATAGTTATTGCTTCGGGCGGCCAACTTGCAAGCCAGCAAAGAGCAACATTTGGTTCAATTACCCCAAGCTCTAATGCTCATTTAACAGTGCCTTTGGGCGTAGACAGAGTAAACATTGGAACTGTTCCTGCTACAAACGCTTTATCAGACCAGTTCCAATATAGAAATAGCAGCAACGCTATTATTGGTGGCCGTAACGTAAACGCTCAGATTTATACTGGTTCAACTACAACTACCTTGGGCCCTACAACTGCGGTTACTGCTGCGTCAGCGTCTTCAACTACTGTGGCTACGTACACTGTTGGAACTGTTAGCACCGTTAACCCATACGCTGTAGGACAGTTGCTCACCGCCGCTGGATTTACAGCCGAAACTTATTTTAATGGTACATTTGTTATCACTGCAATTGGCGGTTCTTCAGGTGCATGGACCGCGACAGTCGTCGGTACTGGATTTACAGTTGCTTCCGCAACTACGCTTGGTACCGTATCAGTTCCCGCTCAAGCTAGCATTACTGCTTCATCCGCTGGAACTATACCTTTACGTATTTCTGGTGCAGCTTCACAGAACTCTGATTACCTAAGAATTACTAACTCTTCCGGAACTGTAGTGTCCCTAATCAATAGCGGCGGTCAGTTCCAGATATCGACAATAGCTTCAACAGATGGCGCAAGCGCAATTACTTTTGCGGGAAGCCGAAACGTAGGTTTTGCTGCCGCTACCGCGTCTGTTGGTGGAGGCTCTGGTGTTATTGCTATCGCCAACGCAACAACTGCTCCGACTTCTAACCCTACGGGTGGAGGTATTCTTTATGTAGATACCGGTGCGCTTAAGTATATTGGTACTTCTGGTTCGGCAGCGACTATCGTAAACGCAGATGGAACTGACCCTAACGCATACACGCTTGCGTCTGGAACTACTAACGGAACATTAAAGCTCACCGCATCTTCTGGCGGTATTCAAGACAACATTGCTGTTACTGGTTTAGGAACTGCTGCCTATACTGCATCTAC